AACGACGACTCCGGCGCCAACATCGACCGCATTATTCTCCCCGTAAGCCGCACGGAATACGCCAGCTACCCCAACAAGGAGCAGCAGGGTTTTCCCACAGTTTATTGGTTTGACCGCCTTATCAGCTCGTCCCGCTCGACCGGGTCCGCTGGGCCGTCCGTGACGCTGTGGCCTGTGCCAAACACCGACAACGGCCCCCAAAGCCTGAAATACTACCGAGTGCGGCAAATACAGGACTCGGCGCTCCAGAACGGCCAGACGGTTGAGATTCCGTATCTTTGGTTGGAAGCTTTCGCCTACGGCCTCGCCTTGCGCCTCGCGCAGATCTGGAACCCGCAGGCCATGGCGATGATCAAGCCCATGGCGGACGAGTCTTACCAGATTGCGGCTGATCAAAACATTGAGACCGCGCAGCAGTACATTTCCCCGATGATCTCTGGCTACTTCAGGTAAGGGGGCGTGAATGGGCTACGCATCAAGATCGGGCCGGGCCACTACTAGCGCCACCAACCCGCGCGCCTTCGCAGTATGTGACCGATGTGCCTTTTGGTACAATCACGACCAGCTCAAGTGGCAGTATGACTGGGCGGGCGCGTCCTTGATCAACAAGCGCATCCTCGTTTGCAATACCTGCTATGACACGCCCCAAGAGCAGCTCCGCGCCATCATCATTCCGGCGGACCCCGTGCCGATCATCAATCCCCGCGTCGAGCCCTACGCTTGGGACGAGATCGACCGGCGTCAGGTGTCCGGCAACAATACAACCAATCCGCAGACGGGCATTCCCGTTCAGCGCGGCGACACGCGCGTCACCACCATCGACAACGATGTGCCGGATAAAACCCGCGTTACGCAACAGACCGGAGAGGCCCCCGGCGGCACGAACCAAAAGCCCGGCACAGATCCGAATGCGGTCACCTACCGCACGGTTACTAACGCAACCAACAATGGCATTGGCCTCATTCGCCTGACAATTGCGACAACCAATGGCATGATTACGGGGCAACACATAATTGTGCAGGACGTCAGCGGCGTCTCGGGCGCCAATGGAAATTGGAAGATCACGGTGATGAACACCACCCAGATCGACCTTCAGGGCTCGGCGTTCACCGGCGCCTACACCTCTGGCGGCTACGTCATCAACAATCCCAGCCTGCCATATGGCTTCACTGAAGTTCCCAAGACAGGACCGCTCTGATGCCCCGTTACGCAAGTAATGTTCAAATTCCGAACCTTGGCGCGGCCATTTCCCTCAATGGCACAGAACAATTGGAAATGGTCCAAGCGGGCACTTCAGTTCGCGGGACTACGCAGCAGATTGCTGACTTGGCGACATCAACTCCCGGCCCGACTGGCCCGCAGGGAAATGCTGGCCCAACTGGACCCACGGGAAATTTAGGCCCAACGGGGCCTACTGGGTTTGGCGCTGTAGGCGCAACCGGCCCGTCCGGTCCCACAGGGCCTACGGGCAGCAATGGCATAACCGGCCCAACGGGGCCTGTATCAACAGTTGCTGGTCCAACGGGGCCGAACGGCCCTACGGGGCCAACGGGCAGCAACGGGCCAACCGGGGCCACGGGCGTCAACGGAAGTCCGGGGGCCGCAGGCCCAACCGGCCCCACAGGGGTTGGCCCGACAGGCGCAGTTGGGCCGACCGGAGTTCAGGGAGTTGTCGGGCCTACGGGTCCGACCGGCTCAACCGGAGCGGCTTCAACCGTTGCTGGGCCAACTGGGCCTACGGGGCCAACAGGCCCGACTGGTGCTAATTCAACTGTTGCTGGACCTACCGGACCAAATGGCCCGACCGGTCCCACGGGGGCTGTATCTACTGTTGCTGGTCCGACTGGTCCGACCGGCCCAACTGGCGCAGCGTCTACCGTTGCTGGCCCCACAGGGCCTACGGGAGTCACCGGCCCCACCGGCTCGATCTACCCAACTGGCGGCGGAACTGACCAGATATTTTATCAAAATGGGCAGACTGTCACCACCAACTTCACTGTGACAACCAGCTATAATGCGATGACGGCTGGTCCGGTGACGATTAATTCCGGCGTGACAGTAACTGTGCCGTCAGGTAGTTATTGGACTGTCGTCTAATTTCAACAGCGAGGGGGTCGCTATGGAGACGAAGTTGAGGATATGCGTCTACGCAATCAGCAAAAATGAAGCGCATTTCGTGCAGCGTTTTTGCGAATCTGCGGCGGATGCCGACATGATCTTGATAGCCGATACCGGATCGGATGACGGACTACCAGAAGAGGCGGCAAAATATGGAGCGACTGTTCACCATATTAGTATTAGCCCTTGGCGTTTTGATCTCGCTCGCAACGCTGCTCTTGCCCTTGTTCCTCGTGATATTGACGTATGTATCAGCCTAGACATTGACGAGGTTCTTCAACCCGGTTGGCGTGAGGAGATCGAACGTGTCTGGATCAAGGGAGAAACCACCCGCCTCCGCTACATGTTTGACTGGGGATGCGGCATCAACTTCTATTACGAGAAAATCCACGCCAGACACGGATATTTCTGGCACCATCCCTGCCACGAATATCCTGTACCTGATGGACGCATTACGGAAGTCTGGGCACAAACAGACATGTTGCTTGCGGTGCACATGCCAGACCCAACAAAAAGCCGTGGGCAATACATGGATCTTCTGGAGCTTTCCGTAAAAGAAGACCCTCAATGCCCGCGCAATGCCTTCTACTACGCCCGCGAACTCAGCTTTCACGGCCGCTGGCAAGAGAGCGTTGATGCCTGCAAGTCATATCTGGCGCTGCCCCGCGCCACTTGGCAGAACGAGCGTTGCTACGCTTATCGCGTCATGGGGCGGAGTTATAACGAACTCCTCAATGTTGAAGCTGCCGAAAAAGCGTTCCAAATGGCCGCGTCTGAGGCCCCCAACACCCGCGAGCCTTGGTGTGAGCTGGCGCTTCTTTGCTACCGCCAATGCCGGTGGGAGGAGTGCTTTGCCTACGCCACGCGGGCGTTGCGTATCACCAATCGCGAAGCCGTTTACACCTGCGATCCCGAGGTTTGGGGCTATCAGGCCCATGATCTTGTAGCCGTGGCGGCTTGGAATCTCGGCCTCAAAGGCATTGCCATTGAGCAAGGAACAATCGCCGTAAACTTTGCCCCGTCCGATGAGCGGCTTGCCAATAATCTCAAATTCTTCTTGGGAGAAGTCGCGTGATCGACAATCAGTTTCTGGTTAACATGGTCGGCATGGCCGCAATAGGCACAGGCGGATGGTTTGCCAGAGTGATCTGGGATGCGGTCAACGCCTTGCGCGAAGACCTTCACGAGCTTGAGGTCGATCTTCCAAAAACGTATGTGAGCAAATTCGACATGGACAAACGCATGGACCACATCGAGACGATGTTCCAGCGTATCTACGACAAACTGGACGGAAAGGCTGACAAATGAGCACAACGGAAGAGAAGCAGGAAAAGTTTGCCATTGAGATGGCCGCAAGCGCCAGCAAGGGCGCGCTTGTCGAAAAGATCACTTTCGCGGGCATCCCGATCCTGTTCTCTTGCGTTGTCTATCTGATGAGCGCGCTTTCAGCCGCCAACAACGAGATCATCCAACTGAAGTCCAAGATCGCTGTCGTTGTTAACTCCGACAACAAAGCTATCCCGCCGCAGGGGACAACCATTGATATGGCGCAAATCCGCGAGAATTTGAGCGATCAAATCTCCAAGGTTGAGAAAGAGAGCGCCCTTGCCCGCGCTGCCATGACGCTCGACCGAGAACGCTCGATGTCGGCTATTGAGAAGAGCCGCATGGACATGGTGGCGGATGCTGCTGCTGCCCGCGCCTCCATACGCTTTGACACGGCGCAACTGATCGCCGCGCTCGACAAGCGCATTACACTGCTGGAAAAGGGGAAATAAAATGGACTTACTGAAGCAATTCGGCCCCCTACTTGGTCAAATAGCCCCTACCATAGCCACTGCGCTTGGCGGCCCTCTGGCTGGCATTGCCGTCAAAACCTTGTCTAGCGTCCTCCTTGGGCATGAGGGCGGCACAGAGGAAGACATATCCGCCGCAATGGCCTCCGCCTCCCCGGACCAGCTTGCGGCCCTGAAGAAGATTGACGCCGACTTCAAGGCGCATATGAAAGAGCTAGACATCGACCTTGAGCGCATTGCCGCCGGGGACCGGGATAGCGCCCGGCAGATGCAGACTGCCACGAAGGATTGGGTGCCCAAGGTTCTAGCCGTCGTCATCACGCTTGGGTTCTTCGGCATCCTGATCTGGATGCTCCTCAACGGGATGCCAAAGACAGGCACGGAGGCGCTCTTGATGATGCTCGGCGCACTTGGCACGGCATGGACTGGCGTCGTCAACTTCTACTATGGCTCCAGCGCCGGTTCAAAGCAGAAGACCGACGCCCTCACAGCAATGGGTGAAAAATGAACGAGAACTGGGACAAGAGCTTTGAGATGGTACTGGCTCACGAGGGTGGATTTGTAAATAATCCAAAAGATCCGGGCGGAATGACTAACTTGGGCGTTACAAAGGCCGCTTGGGAGGGATACGTCGGCAGGCCCGTGAATGAAGAGTTTATGCGTGCCCTGACGCCCGACGCCGTGAAGCCCTTCTACAAGGCCATGTACTGGGACAAGATCAAGGGCGATCAGCTCCCCGCTGGCGTGGATTATGCCGCCTATGACTTGGCCGTCAATTCCGGCACGAGTAGGGCCGCAAAATACCTTCAAGAGATTGCGGGTGTCTTCGCTGATGGCGTCATTGGACCCAAGTCACTTGAGGCCATCAAGTCCTGCGACCCCGAGCAGACAGTTGACGCCCTTTGCGACATGCGCCTCGACTTCCTCAAGCGCCTGCCGACATTTGAGACTTTTGGAAAGGGCTGGAGCCGCCGCGTGGCCGAGGTTAAGGACAAAGCCTCTGGCATGGCGTAAATGGCCTAGTAATGGTATAAAGAGCGGATCACGGGGTTAGTCATGACCACAGGCCTCACATATTCGCAGTACGTCACCCAAATCGCCACGATGGCTGTCGTGGCGGAGACTGACGCTGCCTACGTCACGATCCTGCCTCAGATGATCACCTACGCCGAGAACCGGATGTATCGTGACATCAACTTCATGTTCACGTCCACGTCCCTGCACGGCGCCAGCTTCATCCTGACGCCCGGCAATAGGAACTTGTCTTTCAACATAAACTTGTCAGCAAACAATGCCCCCGCCGAAGGCACGTTCGTTGTCAGTGACCAAATCAATCTTTTGACGGATGCCGCAGGCAATGCCGCAACGACCACGAACCCCGACGCCTGCGTTAGGACGCCGCTCCTGCCTACGACGAAGGAGTTCCTTGATGCGGTCTATGGGTCATCTTTGACCGCAAATCGCGGCCAGCCGCAGTATTTCGTGCCATTTAATGAGACGCTGTTCTTCGTTGGCCCCGTCCCGGATCAGGCCTACCCGGTTGAGGTCATTGGAACTTACCGGCCAAATAGCTTGTCTGCGTCCAATACGACGACGTTCATCAGCCTCTATCTGCCGGACGTGTTCATTATGGCCTCAATGATCTACATCAGCGCCTATCAGCGCAACTTTGGGCGCCTGAATGACGACCCGCAGATGGCCATCACCTACGAGAGCCAGTATCAGGCTCTCCTCAAGAGCGCCCTTGTCGAGGAGGCGAGGAAGACCTTTGAGTCGTCCGGCTGGTCCTCGCAGAGTCCCGCCACTGTCGCCACCCCATCGAGGGGGTAAAACATGCCGCATAGCGCGCTCAAACTCATGCCGGGTGTAGACGTCAACAAGACGCCCGCCCTCAATGAGGCTGCCATATCCGAGAGCCAGCTCGTTCGGTTCATCCCGGACAGGACGCTTGGCGGGCTAGTGCAGAAGCTCGGCGGTTGGACCAAGTTCTTTAGTGGCAAGATTGGCTCCATTGTCCGCTGCTTGTGGGCTTGGGAGGACACCAATTCCAATTCATACTTGGCTATTGGTGCAGACGGGGCATCTGCAATCGCGGTGACTGGCGCGAGCGGTAATGGAACTACAGCCACGCTCACCTTCACTGGCCCATTTTCTTTTGTCTTGGGCCGGGGCATTACGGTCAGCGGTGTAAACCCTAGCGGGTACAATGGCACTTACACGATCACCGCGACAACCTCCACTAGCGTATCCTACGCAAGCGCCACAACTGCTGCATATGTCTCCGGCGGGGCTATTACCGGCGGCGGTGGATCTCTGGAAGTTGTTACATCTGGCGGCAGCCAAGATATTAGCCCCGAGAAGCTGACGATTAATACGACTGTGGACTTCAGCACCACATCCGGGAGCAATGCCGTTATTGTCGTTGATACAGGCCGCAACACGAATAACTATTGGGTTGTCGATATTCAGACGCAGATCAGCGTCGGTGGCCTCATTCTGTTTGGACAATATCAAGTTTACAATCCGGGCCTGACGGCAAACCAATACACAATCTATGCAACAGATGCCCTCGGCGCTCCACAATTGGCGACATCAACTGTCACCAATGGGGGCGCGGTTCCATCTTTTGCAACCACTAATGGCAAGGCTTCGGTAACTGTCACGCTCAACAATCACGGGTATCTCGCGGGAGATACATTTCCTGTTTTGGTGGCCACGGCTGTTGGCGGCATCACCTTCTACGGGAATTACACTGTCATCAGCATCACAAGCGCCAATGCATTTGTGATCAATGGAACTACGGTGGCCACATCCAGCACATCCGGATCAGAGAATGGTGGCCAAGTTCATTTCGTCTATTACAATGGCGTCGGCCCATTACCTCCCGGCCTTGGATATGGCGTGAACGCATATGGTTATTATGGCTATGGCGGCGTCATTTCTGGGACTGGGGCCCGTGGCGTACCCATTAATGCCATTGACTGGTCTCTGGACAATTGGGGGGCCACCCTCATAGCCAGTCCCCTTGGTGGGCCTATTTATGCTTGGAGCCCATCCGTATCAAATGCCGTCGCCGGAATTATCGTCAATGCGCCTCCGGTCAATCAGGGCGTCTTTGTCGCCATGCCCCAGCGCCAAATTATCGCGTGGGGATCTACGTTTACTGGCATTGTTGATCCCATGCAGATCCGCTGGTGTGATGTAGACAACTACGATTCATGGATCTTGACGCCCACTAATCAGGCGGGCGACTACCGCATACCCAAGGGCTCCCGCATTGTGCAGGGCATTCAGGCGGGCCAGCAGGGCCTCCTGTGGACTGACCTCGGCATCTGGGCCATGCAATATGTTGGCCCCCCATACGTCTACCAATTCAATGAACTTGGCACGGGCTGCGGCCTTGTCGGTCGCAAGGCTGCCGGTTCAGTGAATGGGGTTGTCTATTGGATGGGCCAGAGCCAGTTTTACAAGCTTGCTGGGGGTGGTGTTGAGCCTATCCGCTGCCCCATTTGGGATGTTGTCTTCCAAGATCTTGACACGGATAACCTTGACCGTATCAGAATTGCGGCCAACTCCCGCTTTGGTGAAATAACTTGGTACTATCCCACGAAGGGAAATGGCGGCGAAAACTACGGCTATGTAAAGTACAACTTTGTCTTGGACCAATGGGATTACGGATCCAATTCAACAGCTAATCCGTATGTGGCCCGTTCGGCGTGGATTAACGAATCGGTTCTTGGCCCACCAATTGGTGCCGGATTGAACCAATACATCTACCAGCATGAGACATCCAAAGACGCCGACGGCGTGGCGATGAACTCCTATTTCCAAACGGGATACTTCACCCTGACGGAGGCGGACGTTAAGAGCTTCATTGATCAGGTCTGGCCCGACATGAAGTGGGGGTACTTTGACGGGACGCAGGGCGCCAATATCCTGTTGACATTCTACATCACGGACTATCCCGGCCAGACGCCAACTGCTTTCGGACCCTACACGCTGACGCAGGCGACGACATTTATCACGCCCCGTTTTCGTGGCCGCCTTGTCTCGATCCGCATTGAGAGCAACGATATTGGGTCATTTTGGCGTCTTGGTAATATCCGCTACCGCATCCAATCCGATGGGAAATTCTGATGCCAGCATCCCTTGACGATATTCTTACTACCCAGAAGAATGGTGTTGTCGCCATTAATGGGCTTGCCCAAGCCACCAACCGCAGCCTCGGGACGCAGACATCTGCTACTATCACTGCCGCTACGGTGATTTACGTCGGCAAGGGATACCTTGTAAACTTTTCAGTTGTTGTGGCTGGGTCAACCGTTGGAACCATCAGCAACACCAACGCCGTCAGCACTGTGGCAGCATCCAATGCACTTTGCGCGATCCCGGCCACGGTCGGCATCGTCAAGTTGGGGCAAATCTTCTCGACGGGCTTAGTGGTCACGCCGGGCACCGGCCAATCCGTCAATGTCACCTATTCTCCGGGGTAAGCCATGCCACTCGCCAAAGGTTCCTCGCAAAAGACAATCAGCACCAATATCGGTGAGATGATCAAAGCTGGCCATCCCAAAGATCAAGCAATCGCCGCCGCCCTCAACACCGCCCGCCACGCCAAGGCGCATGGCGGGACGCCCATGGGGCCGCCGTCCAAGGGTCAGCCCTACTCCAAGCCTGCCAATGGCGTACATCTTGGCCCCATTCATAGCCCCGTAGCCGGTCGCACTGATCATCTGCCCATGCACGTTCCTTCGGGCTCCTACGTCATCCCCGCCGACATCGTGTCTTCTCTGGGCGAGGGCAACACCATGGCGGGCTACCGCGCCGTCAAGATGATGTTCAAGGGTGCTCCCTACGGCGCCTACGCTGAGGGCGGCGGAGTTGGAGAGCCCGTTCCTATCGTCGCAGCCGGTGGAGAATATGTTCTTTCCCCAGACGAAGTGATTTGGGCAGGGGGCGGAGACCTTGACGCGGGACACCGCTCCCTCGACAAGTGGATCACGGGGACGCGGGCGGAGTTGATCAAGACGCTCCAAAAATTACCGGGTCCGAAAAAGGATTGAGGGGGATCTCAATGTCTGACGAACTGAAAGTATGGGTCGGTACGCTTGAAGACGTAGACGTCATGATGGAGCTGGCCATAGAGGGCTGCTACGAGAACAGCTTCGTAAAGCCCAACCACGAGCGCCTCCTGCGTGAGATATGGCCCGCTTTGAGCCGCGAGAATGGCATCGTAGGTTTCGTGGGCGTCCCCGGCGAGAAGCCGCAGGGGGCGATCCTTTTGAGAATTTGCCATGTATGGTATAGTGACGACGAGATACTGGAAGAGCGCGCCGTCTTCATTCACCCTGATTTCAGGGCGGCGAAGGGGGGCCGGGCTCGCAAGTTGTGCGAATTTAGCAAGCAGGTTTCGGATGAACTTGGGATACCGCTCACCATTGGTGTCATGTCCAGCCAGCGAACGGCAGGCAAGGTCCGTATGTACGAGCGCATTTTCGGGCCTCCATCTGGGGCTTATTTCCTTTACGGAACCCGCACCGGCACTTGGAAACAGGCTGCTGAGTAACGCTATGAAAAGCCGGAGCACTGCCAAATGAGCAATATCTTTGTCTTTAGGCAGCCTCCTCTGGGCTTCATCAATGAGTATTTTGGCGGCGGCAAGGGCGGTTCTACCACCACAACCAACAATGTGACGCAGATCCCGCCGGAAGTTCTGGCGCGGTATAACGCCGTCAACGCCCGCGCCGAAACCGTCGCGGAGAAGCCCTATCAGGCCTACAGCAATGACCCCAATGCTTTCGTCGCGCCTTTAAATGCCACGCAGCAGGCGGGCATTCAGAACACAAACATCATGGCCGGGGCCGCCCAGCCCTACTATGGCGCCGCCACTGAGCAGCTCATGCAGGCTCAGGCTGGCGCGCAGCCGGGCATTAATGCCGCCTACCAGAATGTGGGACAGGCGCAGAATGTTGGCAATCAGTATGCCAACGCCGCCGCACAACAGTACGGCGCGGCGCAGAATGCTGCGGCTCCATACTATCAGGCCGCCACTCAGGGCCTCGCGGCTGGACTTAATTACGCCAATCCTCTCAATCAGGCGGCAGCGCAGGCCGCTGGTGGGGCGTTTGGCGCTGCGGCTCCATATTATCAGGCCGCCACTCAGGGCACTCAGCAGGCCCTTCAGGGCGCGCAACCATATCAGGGCTTGGCGACAGCCGCAGCGTTATCCGGGGCGCAGGGCGTTGGCCCCGGCGCTCTCCAGACCCAGCAATATATGAACCCCTTCACGCAGAATGTCGTGCAGGCTACGCAAGCTGCATTGAACCAGCAGCAGGGGCAGCAACTTGCCCAGCAGCAGGCCGATGCCATTAAGGGCGGCGCCTTTGGCGGTGGCCGTGCGGCATTCCAACGCGCCCAGCTTGAGGGCCAGCAAAGTTTGGCGCAGGCGCAGGCTATCGCGCCCTTGTATCAGCAAAACTACCAGCAGGCCCTTGCG